CCCAAAAATGAATTGAAGAAAATAGAGAAGGAAGATGAAGAAATTCAGATAGGAGAACAGCTTTTAGGTGATTTAGATGAATAAGGAATATAAAGACAGATATTTACAGAGTGAAAAAGAAAGCTAAAAAATATCTAAAGAAAAGCTTAAAAAAGCCTATAAACAACAAAAAGAGGATAGGGAAAAGTTACTTAATGCTATTGGTAGGGTAGTGTTAACTTATTCGATTTTAGACGGTGTTTTAGAGGTCAATTTTAAGCAAAGGAGGATATTAAAAAAGAAATTTAACAAAAATATAAACGATATAATAAGTGGGCAAAATAAAACAGAAAAAGAGGTAATAGAGGATATTTTAACAACAGTCACAAAAGAGAAGTACTATAAAAATGGTTACTTAATAAGTATGGGGGAAAGAATAAAATTAAAAAAGTTTTCTGATAAAAAAATAAATGAAATAATTAATTCTACAATAGATGGTAAAAGGTGGAGCAATAGACTATGGAAAAATAAAAAGGAATTAGAAAAAAAATTAAAAAAAGAAATTAGTAAATTATTTGATGGTGAAACTAGTGTAAATGACATTAAAAAACTTGTAGAAAACAAATTCAACCAAAATGCTTTTAATACTAAAAGGTTGGTGGAAACAGAAGTTTCAAGATGTCAAAATCAAGCTAATGAATATTTTGCTGAAGAACATGAAGTAGAAAAACAAATGTTTATAGCCACTTTAGATGACAGAACAACGGAATTTTGCCAGGAACATGATAGCAGGACATACAAAACAAATGACCCTGATAAACCTTATTTACCAGCCCATCCTTTTTGTAGAAGTTGTTATATACCTGTTGTAGAGGATTGGGAACCTACTATCAGAAAAGATAATAAAAATAAAGAATATATTGATTTTATGAGTTACGAGGAATGGAAAGAAATAATATAGGTTAAAGGGGGATTATATGTTAAAAAAGAGGCCTTTAGTAGATTGTGATAAATGTGGAGGAAGGTTTAAATTAAGACCTCAAATAGAAAAGGTAAAAAGTGATATAGAAAAAGTACATTTTGAATGCAAACATTGCAAATATGATTACACAGCTTACTATACAAATCAATACATTAAAGAAAAACAAAAAGAAATGAGAGTACTTAATTTTAATCAACTAGACGAAAAAAAGAAACTAGAAAGAGAAATACAGGCCGAAATGGATAAATTAAAAAAGGAGTGTGATATAATAAAACAAAAGGGGGTATAAAATGGAAATTTTAGTAAAAGGAACTATTAAAAAAGCAATTTTTACACAAAACAAGGTAAAAATAGGTAAAAAGGAAATTCCACACGAAGATATTAAAGAGATAAAATATCAATTCGGGGATTGGAAACAAAACGGTTTTTTAACATTAGTTATAAACGATAAAGATAGATTAGCGAATACATTAGAAGGTAGTATATGGAACAAACATAGTATAAGATTTTGGTTTACACAGAATGATAAAGTAAAAGCAATTTTAAAATATTTTGATGGTAAAATCGCAATAACAGATGTCAAATTAATAAAACAACATTTACAAGAATCGGGTACGATGTATTGCCCACGTTGCCTATCCACTAATATTAACGGGAAACATAAAGGTTATAATACAGCGAAAGGAACAGTTGGTATGCTTTTAATGGGTAGAATAGGGCTTATGCTAGGGGCAACTAAGGCATATGATATAAAAGCAAGATGTAATGATTGTGGGCGTAAATGGACAGAGAAACAACGCTAATTTAGCACTCTAAAAATAGGGTGCTTTTATTATGCAAAAAATTATATGCACTTATAGGACTTGATTGTACTATAAGGGCAAAGTTGGAGGGAATTTATTATGACTTTAGAAGAAGTTAAGAAATTTATAGAAGAAAACAAAGATAACGAAGAAGTACAAAGCTATATTAGAGGTTTTATAACATCTGATAGAGTTGAAGAATTTTTAAACAATGAAGATGGTAAAAAAATATTACAGCCAAAATTGGATAAAAATTTTAATAAAGGCTTAGAAACATGGAAAGAGAATAACTTAAATAAACTAGTTGATGAAAAAATTAAAGAATTATATCCAGAAGAAGATCCAAAAGATTTAGAACTTAAAAAACTAAGACAAGAAATGGAAGAAATGAAAAGGGAAGCAGAAAGGGAAAAATTAAGAAATAAAGCTCTAAAAATAGCAACAGAGAAGAATCTACCTACTGATATGGTGGATTTTTTTATTGGGGAAAATGAAGAAACTACATTAAAAAATTTAGAAGTTTTTGAAGAAACATTTACCAATAACCTTGAAGTAAAAATAAAAGAAAGATTAAAACAGAATAGTTATACTCCCCCTAGTGTAGAAAATACAACGCCAAAAAACCCTTATTTAAAAGAAACTTGGAGCTTAACGGAACAAGCTGATTTAGAGTCTAAAGACCCTAATAAAGCTAAAAAATTAAGGGAAATAGCAGAAAAAGGAGAGGATAATTAATGGTAACTAAATTAAAAGATATGATTATACCTGCTAGGTTTGCAGAATATACGGCAGAAAAGGCAGTTGAGAAAAATATATTTTTTAGAAGTGGAATCGTGAGGAATCACCCTGATTTGAACAATTTATTACAAGGTGGGGGAAAAACTATAGTAATGCCCTTTGTTAAGCCTTTGAGTGGAGATTCTCAAATTCCATCAGAAGATGATGATATGAATGTAAACGCAATATCAACATCCAATGATACAGCTAGGAGACAATTCAGAATAAACGCATGGGGTGAAAATGAATTAGCTTCTATTTTATCTGGAACCAACGTAATGGATAGAGTATCCGACGCAGTATCTGACTACTGGGCAACTGAATATACTAAGATACTTATCTCTACTTGTGAAGGAGTGTTTAAAGGATTATCAGACCATGTTAACGATATATCTGGTAAAACTGGTAAAGATGCTTTATTTAACACAAGTGATGCTATAGACACCAAATTTATACTTGGTGATGCTTCTGATAATATAACGGCAGTTGCAGTAAATAGCATGGTTTATGCTTTTATGCTTAAAAACGACCAAATAGAAAATATTCCAGCATCTGATGGCAAAGGTAGTATCCCGGTTTATAGGCCGCTTATGGCTAGGGTAATTGTAGATGACGCAGTACCTTATAATTCTAGTACTAAAGTAGGATCTATGTACATGTATGGTTCTGGAGCGTTTGGATTTGTAGAGTCTACAGCTAATATAGTCGCTACTGAAATAGCAAGAAATCCATATAGGGGTATGGGTGATAATGCTTTAATAAATAGGAAAGAATTTGTATTACATCCTTTAGGAGTACAATGGGATGAGCCTAAAGAAGATATCATTTCCCCTACAAATGAAGAACTTGAAATTGGTGCTAGATGGAAGAGAGTTAAGGAAAAGAAAAATGTGTATCTAGCTGAATTTAAATTTAAAATTGATGTTGATAGTGGAGGTGTTGAAGGATAATGGAGATGAAAGCCAAGGTTGTTGGTGACATACCTGCTAATAGGTTGATAATTTTAACTAGACCTAAAGAGGACCCAGATATGGTCCATATTAAAGTGTCGGGTGAACTAAACTCACCAGAATTTGTATCTACAAGGGATTTAAAAAATGGTGAGATAGTAGAAATTAGTTTAACGGCTAAAAAAATATGGGAAGTAGAAGTTGGTGAAAATATAGAAGCTGGTGTCCCTGTTGTATCTGGAAAAGGCGGAAAAATTGTAAGGGATATAAGAGGGAATAAAGAAAATCCAGCATGGGTTGGCTATACAGTAGAAGCAGGGGAAGAAGGAGACGTTGTAAAGATAGTCCGCAGAGATACAATATCTTTACCATGGGGTATTGATGTTAATAAAAATCTAGTAGGAGACAAGGAAGAGGGGTAAAAATATCCCTCTATTTCCTCCTAGGAGGGATTTGACATGTTTACAGATATAAAAGTATTGCTTGGTATAAAAGATAACTCAAAGGACAATATATTGAATATTTATATTAGAAGAGCGATAACTACAATACAAAATTATCTAAACAATGATAAATTTACAAAAGAGTATATTGAGGAAAACTTTAAAGATGCAATAATTGCTATAGTAGTAAATGCTTATGAAATAAAACAAAATGG